GCGGGTCCCTCCCCCAAAATCTATCGGGGGTGATCGCAAACCCCGCGCTTTTTCTAGCGTCAGGTCTCATCGGTCTCTAACGGGACTCAGCGTGAGACAAAAGGCCATAGTCTCCCCACGAGTTAAGCGGTTAACTAGGCTGAGTTAACCAACGCTAGAGCCGAAAACCTTAGTGCTCGTCACGTTTTCCGAGTTCGCCGCGCTGAAGGGATGCTCGAAAGCTGCCGTTACTGCAGCGATTCGATCGCGCATCGGTGCGGCTGTTGTGGAGAAGGACGGCAAGCGCTGGCTGGATCGCGACCAAGCGCTCGAGCTGTGGAACCGGAACACCAAGGCGACGCACAACGCGAAGGTGAGCCAGCCGGATCCGGTGGAGCCGCGCACGCCCGTGGAGCTGCGCAAGGCGATTGATGCGCTGCCGGATGATGCAATCCCTGAGCTGAACGAAAGCCGGGCAAGGAGGGAGCACTATCAAGCGGAGCTGGCAAAGCTGCAGGTGGCGCAGCAGCGCAAGGAGCTGGTGCCGGCTGATGAGGTGAAGAAACAGGCGTTTCAGATTGGACGCAGCGTGAGAGAGGCGCTGAGCAACCTTGCCGATCGGCTGTCGCACCAGCTGGCGGGTGAGACCGACCCTGCGGTAATCCACCAGCTGCTGAGCGATGAGCACCGTGATGCGCTGCTGGCGCTGGTGGAGGCAGACCGATGAGCGTCTGGCGCACGGCCTTCATGGACGGGCTGCGGCCGGAGCCGCCGCTGACGGTGAGCGCGTGGGCGGATAAGCACCGGCGGCTGAGCAGCAAGGCGAGTGCGGAGCCTGGACCGTGGCGCACCAACCGGACGCCGTACCTGCGTGAGCCGATGGACTGCCTGAGCACCACCAGCACGGTGCAGCGGGTGGTGATGATGTTCGCGGCGCAGACCGGCAAGACGGAGAGCGGCTCTAACTGGCTGGGCTACGTGATCGCGCACGCACCGGGACCGATGCTGCTGGTGCAGCCGACCGTGGAGATGGCGAAGAGGCTCAGCAAACAGCGTCTCGAGAGTCTCATCAGTGAGACACCGGTGCTGACGGAGAAGATTGCGCCGAGCCGCTCGAGGGACTCCGGAAACACGATGTTCGCCAAGGAGTTTCCCGGCGGGATGATGCTGCTGACGGGTGCGAACAGTGCGACAGGCCTGAGATCGACTCCGTGCCGCTACATCTTCATGGACGAGATCGACGCCTTCCCGGCTGACGTGGACGGGGAGGGTGATCCGGTGAGCCTGGCGGAGAAGCGGGCTACCACGTTCGCGCGGCGGAAGATCCTGCTGACCAGCACACCGACCGTGAAAGATTTCTCGCGCATCGAGGCGGAGTATGAGCGCAGCGACCAGCGGCGCTTTTTCGTGCCATGCCCGAACTGTGGCGCGATGCAGTGGCTGAAGTGGCCGCAGCTGAAGTGGGAGCACAACGACCCGAGCACGGCGGTCTACGAGTGCGAGCACTGCCACGAGCGGTTCGCCGAGATCCACAAGCCGGCGATGTTGCGTCAGGGCGAGTGGCGGGCGACGGCGCCGAGCGATGGCAAGACGGCAGGGTTCCAGCTGTCGGGGCTCTACAGCCCGCTGGGCTGGCTGAGCTGGGCGGACATGGTGGACGACTTCCTTCGGGCGAAGTCGGATGCACCGATGCTGAAGTCGTTTGTGAACACGCGGCTGGCGGAGACGTGGGAGGAGGACTTCGCCAGCAAGGTGAGCGCGAGCACGCTGCTGGAGCGCTGCGAGGCTTATGCGGGCGGCAGGCTGCCGGATGGCGTGCTGGCGGTGACGATCGGCGTGGACGTGCAGGGAGGTGGCGGCTCGGCCGGTGACCGGTTGGCGGTGAGCGTGTGGGGCTGGGGCCGCGGCGAGGAGGGCTGGCTGATCGATCACCAGGAGATCGCGGGCGACCCGTGCCAGGCGGAGGTGTGGAAGCAGCTCGATCTGCTGGTGCTGCACGAATGGGAGCACGCCGGTGGCGGCAAGCTGCGGGCGGATGTGGTGGCGGTGGACTCCGGCGGCCACGCAACGGCGGAGGTGTACCAGTACGCGCGGGAGCGCGCTGGTGTGGGCGTGATCGCCATCAAGGGTCAGAGCCAGCGGGGCAAGCCGCCGATCGGCAAGCCGGGCAAGGTGGACATCAACGCCAAGGGGCAGACGCTGAAGCGCGGCGCGCAGGTGTGGCCGGTGGGTGGCGACACGATCAAGACCACGCTCTTCGGCAGGTTGAAGCACAACGAACCCGGCGAGGGTTACCTGCACTTCCATGCGCAGACGGGCGGTGAGTATTTCGAGCAGCTGACGGCGGAGAAGCAGGCGCTGCGGTACGTGAAGGGTTTCCCCGTGAGGGAATGGGTGAAGAAGCCAAGCGCCCGTAACGAGGCGCTGGATTGCCTGGTGTATGCCTATGCGGGATTAAATCGGCTTTATTCGCGGTATGACCGCAGAACAATCTGGGATCAGCTGGAAGCAAGGCTGCAGAAGGCAGCTGATGGTGGCAGCAAGCCGCAGCTAAGATCGGGCAAGGGCAAAGCGCCTTCGTTCGCTACCAGCTGGTGAGGCCGTGAACATCCCCGCGCAAATCAGGGCTGGTGACACGGTGACGTGGCGCGATGAGGCGTCCCGCGACAACCTCGGCGCTGCGATCGACGGCAGCAACCACGGGCTGACCTACTACCTGCGCACCAACGCGAACCACCAAGGTGCGACGGTGGCCGGCGTGACGGTGGCGGGCACACCGGCGGGCAGCGGGTGGACGTTCACGATCGCCAAGACCACCACGGACGGCTTCGCCAGCGGGCAGTGGTATTGGCAGGCGGTGGCGACTGCGACGACCGGCGGTGCGGTGACGACGATCGGCGCTGGGCAGCTGACGGTGCTGCCGGGGCTGGACTACACCGGCCAGCCGAGCGCGTTCGATGGCCGTTCGCAGGCGCAGAAGGATCTGGATGCGGTGCAGGCGGCGATCCGCGCGATCGTCTCCGGCGGCGTGGTGCAGGAGTACAAGATCGGCACGCGCAGCCTGAAGAAGTACGAGATGGCGGACCTGATTCAGCTGGAGAGCAAGCTGAAGGCGGAGGTTAAGCGCGAACAGGCGGCCACAATGGTCGCAAATGGGCTCGGAAGCCCGCACAACCTGTTCGTGAGGTTCTGATGGGCGTCCGCAGCGCAATTCTGGGCTGGCTGCAGCGCGGAACACCGGAACTGGTGAAGGCACCGCGGCGGCGGATGTACGAGGGCGCGAAGTTCTCGCGGCTGACGGCTGACTGGGTGACGGGCAACACCAGCGCCGACAGCGAGGTGTACGGCTCGGCGCAGAAGCTGCGCGATCGAGCACGGCAGCTGTGCCGCGACAACGACTACGCCAGGCAGGCGCTGCGTGCCATCGAGGGCAACGTGGTGGGGCAAGGCATCCCGTTTCAGGCGCAGGTGCGGATGCTGCGCGGCGGCCGGCTGGATGGTGGCATCAACGATCAGATCGAGCAGGCATGGCGCCAGTGGATCAAGGCGCGGCACTGCCATACCGGCGGCAAGTTGACGTTCCACGACATCGAGCGGCTGGTGGTGCGCGCGTGCGCCGAGTCCGGCGAGGTGTTCGTGCGGCTGGTGAAGCAGCCGTTCGGCGGCAGCAGCGTGCCGCTGGCGATCGAGGTGCTCGAGGCTGATCTGCTGGATGACGGGCTCAACGGCCGCAGCCAGCAGGGCAATGAAATCAGGATGGGCGTCGAGGTGGACACATGGGGCCGCCCGGTGGCGTACCACTTCCTCGCCTATCACCCCGGCGATTATCAGTTCAGCAACCAGCAGATCTCGACGCAGCGGCACAAGCGCGTGCCGGCCGAGGAGGTGATCCACCTCTACCGGATGGAGCGGCCGGGGCAGACACGCGGCGTGACGTGGTTCGCCAGCGCGATCCAGCGGCTGCATCACCTGCAGGGCTACGAGCAGGCCGAGGTGGTGCGCGCGCGCGCGAGCTCGGCGCTGATGGGCTTCATCACCAGCCCTGAGGGCGAGCTGCAGGGCGATGAGGTGATCAACGGCGAGCGGGTGTCGAATTTCGAGCCCGGCGTCTTCAAGTACCTGGCGCCCGGCGAGTCGGTGAGCGTGCCGCAGCTGGATGCCCCGGATGGGCAGTTCGAGCCGTTCCTGCGCGCAATGCTGCGGGCAATGGCGGCCGGTGTCGGCTGCAGCTACGAGACGATCAGCCGCGACTTCAGCCAGACGAACTACAGCAGCTCGAGGCTGAGCCTGCTGGAGGATCGCGACCACTGGCGCATCCTGCAGAACTGGCTGATCGAGAACCTGCACCAGCGGGTGTTCGATGCCTGGCTCGACATGGCCGTGCTGAGCGGTGCGCTGCCGCTGCCGAACTACGAGCTGCAGGCCGATCGCTACAAGGCGGTGCGGTGGATGCCGCGCGGCTGGGCATGGGTGGACCCCGCCAAGGAGGTTGAGGCCTACGCGCTGGCGGTGCGCAACGGCTTCAAGACGCTGAGCGAGGTGGTCGCGGAGCAGGGCGGCGACCTCGAGGAGCTGATGCGCGCACGCCGGCAGGAGCTGGATGATGCCGAGCAGCTGGACCTGAAGTTCGACACCGACCCGAGCGCCGATGTGGTGCCGGCCGGTAACGCAGCAGTGGCTGACGATAATGGGACAGACAACCCGGACAACACCGATGGATCTATCGCGTGACCTTGAAGGGCAACTGTTGAAACGCTCTGAGGTTGCTGACTTCACGGTCAGCGAAGACGAGCGGTCGATTGAGTTCCCCTTTTCGAGCGAGTTTCCTGTCGCTCGCTACTTCGGCAATGAAGTGCTGAGCCACGATGAGCGCAGCGCTGATCTTTCGCGGCTGAATGATTCTGCACCGCTGCTGTTCAACCACGATCCCGACAAGGTGATCGGTGTTGTTGAGCGCGCGTGGATCGATGGCAAGAAGAAACGCGGCTATGCCAAGGTGAAGTTCAGCCGTAACGCCTTCGCGCAGGAAGTGCTCGCGGATGTGCGTGACGGCGTGCTGCGCAACGTAAGCTTCGGCTACGCGATCAACGACATGGAGCAACGCGGCAGCGGTGATTTCGTCGCTACCAGCTGGGCTCCCTACGAAGTGAGCGTGGTTAGCATACCTGCAGACCCCACTGTGGGTGTGGGTCGGTCTCTCGAGGCCGATCCTGCGGCCTCCGCCGCATCACCAACCCCCCAACCAGAACCTGAGGTTCCGATGGAAAACACCCCCGACATCTCGGCGGTGCGGGCTGAAGCGGCTCAAGAGGCTGCCAAGGCTGAGCGCGCCCGTATCTCCGGCATCACTGCTCTGACCGAAAAGCACGGCATGGCTGATCTCGGCCGCCAGCTGATCGAGGGTGGCCGCAGCCTCGACGAGGCTCGCGCTGCTGTGCTCGAGAAGATCGGCGCCAAGGTTGAGCCCGTGGCTGAGAAGGCCTCCGACGTTGGCATGACCGAGAAGGAGGTGCGCAGCTTCTCCTTCCAGCGCGCGATCAACGCACTGGCCAACCCCCAGGACCGCAAGCTGTGGGAAGCCGCCGCTTTCGAGCGTGAGTGCTCCGAGGCTGCTGCCGCCAAGGCCGGCAAGACCGCGCAGGGCATCATGGTGCCCAACGAGGTGCTGCGCCGCGACCTGACCGTGGCATCGGCCGCTTCGGCTGGTGATCTGGTCGGCACCGACTTCCGCCCCGGCTCCTTCATCGAGCTGCTGCGCAACCGCTCCGCCCTTGCTGGTCTCGGCGTCACCTCGCTGACCGGCCTCAGCGGCAACGTGGCGATCCCTCGCCAGACCGGCGCTGCAACCGCCTACTGGGTGGCTGAGTCCGGTTCTCCCACCGAGAGCAACCAGACCGTCGATCAGGTGAACCTGAGCCCCAAGACCGTGGGCGCCTTCACCGACTACAGCCGCCGTCTGATGCTGCAGTCCAGCATCGATGTGGAGCAGATGATCCGCCAGGATCTCGCCACCGTGCTGGCACTGGAGATCGACCGCGTGGGTCTCTACGGCCTGGGCAACACCAACCAGCCTCTGGGCATCAAGCTCACCACCGGCATCAACACCAAGGACTTCGCCGCCAACACCCCGACTTACGCCGAGGTGGTGGACATGGAGAGCCAGATCGCTGCCGACAACGCCGACATCGGCGCCATGGCTTACCTGATGAACGCCTCCATGCGCGGCGCTCTGAAGACCAAGGACAAGGGCACCGACACCGGCGCTTACGTGTTCGAGCCCGGCGGCACCGTGAACGGCTACAACGCCGTGGTGTCCAACCAGGTGGCCTCCGGCGACATCTTCTTCGCCGTGTGGAACCAGCTGATCATGGCAATGTGGTCTGGTCTGGATCTCACCGTGGATCCCTACACCCACAGCACCAGCGGCACCGTGCGCGTGGTGGCTCTGCAGGATGTGGACTTTGCAGTCCGTCACCCTGAAGCCTTCTGCCGCGGCGCAGACACCCTCTGATCGAAAGGAGGCGGGGCGGCCTAACGGTCGCCCCTACCAACCATGAAGATCAGAATTGTCCGTAACACTGTTGCAGGTGGGCAGGCCGTAAAGGCCGGCCAAGTGGTTGAGGCGTCCGACGCTGATGCGCGCTACTTGTTGGCAGTTGGCAAAGCTGAAGCAGTGGCCGAGGCACCTGCTCCTGAGCCCGAGGTTGAGGCTCCCAAACGCAAACCCCGCACAAAGGTGACCACCGATGGCGATCTACCAGCAGACGCTTGAAAAGCTGCAGCACTTCCCGCTGCATCCCGTTGGCCAAGAGACCGCGACCTTCACCGGCGCGACCACCAACATCGCTGACCTGAAGGACTTTGACGGCGACATCCAGATCATTCTGGATTCTGGCGCTGCCGCTGCTTCCGGCACCATGACCGGCAAGATCCAGACCAGCGACACCACCACCTCCGGTGACTTCTCTGACGTGACCGGCGGCGGCTTCACCGCTGTGGCTCAAGCCGCCAGCAAGCAAGTTCTCACCCTGAACCGCGATGAGCTGAAGCGCTACATCCGCTTCGTCGGCACCATTGCTTCCAGCGGCACCACCACCTACTCCGTCAACGGCTACGGCCTGAAGAAGTACGGCTGATGGCGATCACCGAGGATCTAAACCTGTTCCTCGACGACTTCGGCGTCAGCTGTACGGCTGGCGCCGTTTCGGCATTGGGCATCTTGGACATGCCCACGCAGGTGGTTGCAGGCGAGATGGTGCTGAGCACCGACTACACGCTGACGGCCCGTGCGGCTGATTTCGGCGGGCTCAAGTATGGCGACAGCATCACGGTGGCCACGGTGGCGTACACAGTGCGCGAGACGCGGCTCATTGATGACGGTGCGTTCGTTGAAATCGGACTGCAGAAAACATGACTACACGCCGCGAGACGATCCTGGCTGCAGTGCGCACAGCACTGACCAACACCACCGGCGTCAGCACCCGGATCTATCGCAGCAGGGTGGAGCCAATGGCACGGGCCGAAAGCCCTGCGATTGTGATCGAGCCGGTGAACGATACGGCCGAGCAGAACACCAGCCTGCCTAAGTTGGACTGGAGCCTGACGGTGCGGGTGAGCGTGATCGTGCGCGGCACTATCCCCGATCAGCTGGCCGATCCGATTGTTGAAAGCCTGCACAGCAAGCTCATGGCCGACCTGACGCTCGGCGGTGTTGCGATGGACATCAGGCCGCAGAGTGTGAATTTTGAACTGGTCGAAGCGGACCAGCCAGCTGGTGTGATCAGCTGTGACTACCTAATCCGCTATCGCACGGCTAACGCTAACCTCGCAACAGCGTGATGGCTACGATGGTGGATGAACACTGGGGGCAAGGCGGCACATACCTGCTGAACCCCAAAACCGGCAAGCGAAAGCTCATCGAGCGGACGGAGCCGGCCCAACCCTCCCAACCTGACGAGGTAGAGAGCAATGCCGCTCCTGAGTCGCAAACGCCTGATCCTGGCGAAAACTGAAAGCACCTACGGGACCGACCCGACGCCAACTGGATCGTCTGATGCGATCTTGGTGCGCAACTTGGAAGTTACCCCGTTGCAGGCTGATGTTGTCACCCGCGACCTGATCCGCCCTTATCTGGGCAACAGTGATCAGCTGCTGGCCAACACGCGCGTCGAGCTGACCTTTGAGGTTGAGCTGGCCGGCTCTGGCACTGCTGGGACTGCTCCTGCCTACGGCCCAGTGCTGAAAGCTTGCGGCCTGTCTGAGACCGTCGTGGCCACCACCAGTGTGACCTATGCGCCGGTGAGCGCCAGCTTCAGCAGCTGCACGATCTATTTTCACAACGACGGCATCCGTCACAAGCTGACCGGCTGCCGCGGCAGCTTCAGCTTGAACGCTGAGGTAGGCCAGATCCCGGTGATCAGCTTCACCATGACGGGCATTTACAACGCCCCGACTGATGTGGCTCTGCCTACGCCCACCTACGCGAATCAGGCTGCACCGCTGATCTTTAAGAACGGCAACACGTCGAACTTCTCGATCTTCAGCTACAGCGGCTGCTTGCAGAGCCTGAGCTTTGATGTCGCCAATGAGGTGATCTACCGCGAGCTGGTGGGCTGCACCAAAGAGGTGCTGATCACCAACCGCGGCCCCAATGGCACAGCTGTGATCGAGGCGCCGACCATCACGGCTAAAGACTTCTTCACGATCGCTAACGGTTCGAGCACTGGCTCGATCACTTTCCAGCACGGCGCTACCGCTGGCAACATCGTGACGTTCACCGCAGCTCAGTCGGACATCGGCAGCCCGTCCTACACCGATCAGGACGGCATTCAAATGCTGAACCTGCCCTACTTGGCCATTCCGTCCAGCTCGGGCAATGATGAGCTGAGCCTCGCTTTCACCTGATAGGAGCCCCGCATGGCGTTTGTTCTCAAACAGTCCGACACCTACACCTGGCCAGTCGCCTTTGACGTTCCTGTCGATGGCGGCCGCCACGAACGGCAAACATTCGACGGTGAGTTCAAACGCCTACCCCAAAGCAAGGTCGGCCCCATGGTGGCTGAACTACAGCGGCTAGAAGATCTGGGCGATCTTGATCGGATCACCGAGATAGCAGCTGGCGTATTGGTTGGCTGGTCTGGCATCAGCGACGATGCTGGCAAGGAAATCCCCTTCAGCCAGAAAGCTTTGGATCAGCTGCTCGAGGTGCCCTTCCTCGCAGTTGCCGTTCTCAAGGCTTACATGGACAGTCTGAAGGGAGCCAAGAGAAAAAACTGACAGAGGCCGCTGAGCATTGGGCTGGCGGCGGCGTCATCGACGATACGCAGTCCGACGCAGCGGCCTTTGGTTTGGCATTGCCCGAGCAAACAGTTGAACACTTTGAGGTGTGGGAGGAGAACTGGCCGGCGGTTGAGATGTTCCTGCGATGCCAGACGCAGTGGCGCACCACGATGAACGGGCTGCTGGGCCTCGATTACGGAGCAGTGGCGTGGCTCCTTAGACTGTATGAAGTGGAAGACCCGCGCGCGCTGCTGGAGGATCTGCAGGTCATGGAAGCAGCGGCACTGATGTTTTTGCAGGAGCGGAGCGGCTGACATGAACCTCGACGCACTGCTGCGGATTAAGGCGGACGTTCAAGGCGAGAACAACATCCGCCGTCTCGGCAACTCGATGCAAGGCCTGCAGGGGCAGGTCAAGAACGCCGCCGACCGCTTCTCAAGCTTGAAAGGTGCTGTAGCCGGTTTTGGCGCAGCGATTGCAGGCAGTGCGATCGTTGGCGGATTGTCGGCAATCGTCAAGAAATCGATCGATGCTGGCGATGAGCTGTTCAACCTGCAGGCAAAAACAGGTGTTGCCGCCAATGCGCTGATCGGTATCGGTAACGCGGCCAAGCTGGCCGACGTGGACATGGCGACCCTCGGCAAGGGTTTGACCAAGCTCAACATCAACCTGGTAAGGGCTGCAGAAGGCAACGACGATCTTGCGCGCAAGTTCCAAGCGCTAGGCGTCAACGTCAAAGACGCAAACGGCCAAGTGGTGCCGGCCGATCAAGCGCTAAAGCAAATTGCCGATCGATTTGCTGACATGCCTGACGGCGCGCAAAAGGCTGCAGCTGCCATAGCGCTATTTGGCAAAGCTGGCGCTGATCTGATTCCGTTGCTCAACGAAGGAGCAGCAGCGATGGATGAGTTCACCTACAAGGTGAGCGACGACTTTGCGGCTCGCTCGGATCTGTTTAATGACACGATTGCCGAGCTTGGCATCAAAACGCAGGGTTTCGGCCTTGAGCTAACTGATGCACTGCTGCCAGCGTTGCAGTCGATCCTTGAGGTGTTTGGCGAGCTGTTCGACACCAAGCAGGATTGGACGGCGCTTTTTGACGTGATCAAGGTTGGTGTGCGCAGCCTTGCCACGGTGTTGCTGGCAATGGTCAAGCTGGTCGATGAGGCTGTGCGGGTGATTGGTAGCTTTGCCAAGCGCGCACAGCTGGTATTTGCGGGCGATTTTGCTGGCGCCAGAGCTGAAGCTGATCGCTTTGGCAGCGACTTCATGCAACGCTTTCAAACCAGCGTTGATCAGTTCCAACGGCTTTGGACTGACTCAGCCTCGCCTGGCACGGGGATGCGCCGCGGCGGCCGCAACATGGCGCTGGACACAAGCGCTGCCGATCGTGAGCGTGACGCAGCAGCTCGCAAAGCAGCAGCAGAGGCTAAGCGCGCAGCCAGTGAGCAGGAGCGGCTCGAACAGCGGCGCTATGACCTTGGCCAGCAAGCGCTCGACCTGCAAGAGGATCTACGCCGCAAGATTGAGGACGTGAACGCTGCCTATGCAGGCGTTGGACTAACCCCTACGCAAGATCTGCAGCAACAACGCAACGATGCGATCACAGAAAACAGCCGGCAGGTAGATGACCTAACTCGCAAGGTGATTCAGCTGGTGCGCGACGTGAGCGCAGCTGGCGGGCAAATTGATGTGAAGCCCTTTGAAAAGCTGATCAACACGCTGTCAGCCGACAACGTGGCATTGGCTGACAAGGCGTTTACCCAAGGTCTGATCGACCTGCTGCCAGCCTTGCAGGAGTACGACGACAAGATCGCGGAGGTGGTCCGCGGCAAGGTGCAATTAACCGAGCTTGAGAGGCTTAATGCGCAGATCAGCCAGCTGCAACTCGACATCCTTGCTCAAAACAACCCGGTGTTGGCTCAGCAAATTGCACTGCTGCGTGAGCGAGCGGGCGCGTTAGATGCTGCAACCAAGAAGCAAGAAGACAACAGCAAGAGCTTTGGCACGCAGTTCCGCGACACCTTCAAGCAGGCTTATGATTCGGCCACCAACCTTGGGGCCAACCTTGCAAACATTGCCAGCAACGGCATCGATGGTCTGACGAACGCCATCGTGGAATTTGCCTCGACCGGCAAGGCGGCTTTTAAGGAGTTTGCCGCATCGGTGCTGAAAGATCTCGGCGCAATGCTGATTAAGTTCTCGATCTTCAAGGCTGTCGGCGCCATCTTCCCTGGTCTCAAACTCGGCGGCGCCTTTGCCAATGGCGGCGTCATGACGGCAAGCGGCCCGGCACCGCTCAAGCGCTACAGCCAGGGCGGTATCGCCAACCGACCGCAGCTGGCGCTCTACGGCGAGGGCAGCAAGCCTGAGGCCTACGTGCCGCTGCCCGATGGCCGCCGCATCCCCGTGGCGCTGCAGGGGCAGGACAAGATGCGCGAGGCCATGGGTGCCGGGCCGACGCAGGGCATGGGTTCCCCGGTGCTGAACATGAGCTTCCAGAGCACCAACATCGGCGGCGTCGAATACGTGAGCCGCGACCAGCTTGAGGCCGCCATGGCCGAAACCCGGCGCGCTGCATCGAAGGAGGGCGCAAAACGTGGCATGACCATGACGCTCGATAAACTGCAGCAGAGCCCGTCCACCCGAACCCGTGTGGGGCTGCGCTGATGGCTGAGCAGTTCCCTGGGATCAAGCCGACCACCCGAGCCTTCAAGCTCGGCAGCTTCCCGGTGAAGACCTACCGGGCGCTGTCGGGTGCGACCGTGAAACGCGCCTTCGGCAACCGCGCCAGCGGCTACGAGCTGCAGCTCGGCTTCGACAACATTTCCGACGCCACCACTGAGCAGCTGCTGGCGCACTACAACGCCTCCAGCGGCGGCTTTGATCGCTTCACGCTGCCGGCTGACCTGTTCGCCGGCATGACCACCACGCTGCGCGGCTACATCCAGGCACCGACCAGCATCCGCTGGGAGTATGCCGGGCCGCCTGAGGTGCAATCGGTCTACACCGGCCGCAGCCGTGTCTCGATCACCCTCATCGGCGAGCTCGACTTCTGATGACCGAGATCCGCATCTGTCAGTTCTTCAAGCTGCAGACCACCGATGGGGTCACGCACCGCTACCAGAACTACTTCGTGGGGCAGAACGCCAGCCTGCAGAGCGAAAGCTACGCCTTCGCGCCATTTCGCGCCGAGGGTGCGC